GGGTTTACCGCTCCTCCCACGTCCAGGAACGCATATTGGAATCGAACTTCGGCGTGCAGAGAGAAAATTCATGTCTTTGACAAGTCGCGTGAGTTCGGATTCATGGGGATGGCGCCGAGACGGCCGCGGTCTCCAGACAGTGGCACATGGGATCCCAATCAGGCGCGCCGGAACACTACCACCCCGCAGGCCGGAATAACGAGGTTTAGCGCCCCGCCCTCGGCCTGGAGGGTTCGGCCTGCGTTCCCCACATTCCAAATTGACCGCCGCAGGCAAGGCGTTTCTCGACCATGCGCGGCTGGCGCTGGCGCAGGTCGATGCCGCGGTGGAAGCGGCGCGCAGGACCGCACGGCCTGCAAGAAAGACGTTCGCCGTAGGCTTCCAAACCGGTCACGAGATGAACTGGCTGCCGCGAGCCATGCATGTGCTGCGCGACGAGCTGAAGAACATCCAGGTCACGATCTCGAGCGACTATTCGCCGGACCTCGCCGAGGCGGTTTCTGCACATCTCCGAGACCGCACTGCGTGGCTGAGGACGCAGTCTAGATCGGACCGGTCTCCGCACTGAGTTTCACGGTTAACACGCAAATTACCGTGAATTTCGCCGATTTATCACGTTTGGTCATTCTCCAGGTGCTAAATTGGGCAGCCGGTTCAATGGCTTGTGGGCAAATTCACGTTGACGCCAAAACGTGAATTCAATTGCTCCTAACCGTGGTTCTATTGAGTTCTCAGCACCATTGTGGTAGGTATAACGTAACCGCTCCGGCCCCGCATCCCTTCAATGGGATCGGGGCCGGACGGGTTTTGGGGGGTAGCGCGTTTAAACGGTTTTCGTGAGGTATCCCAAGGACGCCACCGATAGCCTTACCGAAAGCCTCGCGAAACGTGTCGCCAGAGGGTATTCAAATAATACCGCTGCAACACAGAATATCAAAAGACAGGAATGCTGACAGGAGGGCGCTATGTCGAATGCGGATAACAACAAAACGAGGGACGAGCGCCCAGCGAAGAAGGTGCCAAAGGGCGACTACGAGGTTGGATATTGCCGACCCGACCCCAAGGTTCAGTTCAAGCCCGGCAATAATGCCAATCCAAACGGTCGCCCGAGGGGCTCGCGGAACGGGAAGGGGCTGGTCAAGGAGGCCTTTCTCGAACTGATTCCCGTGCGTGAGGGCAACACCACCAAAAAAGTGTCGAAGATCGCAGCGGTGCTCACCCAGACGATCAATGATGCCTTGAAAGGTAACCACAAGGCAAGGCTGGCGGCGATCGGCCTCGCCCAGATGCATGGTATTCTTACGCCGGAGATCGAAGAAGCAATTGAAGAAAACCTACCGGAACACGACAAGAAGATCCTCGAGGAATATAACCGCAGGCACAGCGCTGCCCGATCTGCTGCGGCGACCGAAGCGCCCGCTCACCCAAACAGCGTTCCGGCTGCGGAGGGCTCTCGGCCGGATGCCGGTCACTTTCCGGCAGCCCCTCTCCCCAAACTTACCAGGCCGGTTGTCCTCAAATAACAGAGAAATCTGAACTCCAACGATGGAAATGAACATCATGGAACAGATGGCGGATAAGCTATCAGGCGCGCCAAGCTATACGGACAAAGAATTGCTGGATGCCGTCTTGCGGCGCGATTTTTACGCTTTCGTTCAGAAGGTGTTTGAGACGATTGTTCCGGGCGCCACGTTCTCTCAGAATTGGTCCACGGAGGCGGTCGCCTACGCCCTTCAAAAGGTGGTCAGGGGCGATGCCACTCGACTCATCGTTAGCATCCCGCCACGAAATCTGAAATCGACCTGCGCCTCGGTTGCGCTGCCGGCCTTTCTGCTTGGACACGACCCGACCAAGAAGATCATTTGCGTCAGCTATAGCGATGATCTCGCAACGAAATTTTCCAACGACTGTCGCGCCGTCATGCGGGCCGATTGGTATCGGCGGATCTTTCCGAGAACCCGCATCGACAAGGCCAAGGACACGGAAACCGAGGTGCGGACCACAAAACGTGGGTATCGTCTGGCCACATCCGTCGGTGGCACGCTGACCGGTCGCGGCGGAGATATCATCATCATTGACGACCCGATCAAACCGCAGGACGCGCAATCAAAGGCCATCCGGGAGAAGGCCATCCAGTGGTACGAGAACACCCTGTTATCGCGCCTGGACGACAAGACCAGAGGCGCCATCGTTCTCGTGATGCAGCGCCTACATATGGAAGATCTCGCCGGTCGTCTGCTGGAGAAAGGCGGATTTGAGCACCTTTGTCGAACTCTCCGTCGTTGTCCTGACCAAGCATCGCGAAAAGCTTGTTGAGCTTTTCGCCGTGCCGTCCACGGAACCGTAACGTCGTGATGAGGTCATTCCAGGATTTTTGGTTTACCGCGAGCGTGTCGCGGATTGTTTGGCGTGCTTTCTGCCGTCGCATCGGCTCAGGTGAACCCAGGGCGGCTAACAAGGTTTTGAGCGCGTCGCGGAGCCGAGCATCAGTCGTCATGGTTTGCCGCAGCGATATCGAACCCGATTTGCTGCTCCTGCGCGGCCCAGGACCAGGGCAGCGCGCGGGCGAGCGCCGTCACGGTGAGACCGGCCGGCGCGGTGGCGTCGAGGAGGGCCGCCACGATGCGGGGCGACACGCCGGCGAGCTGGGCGAGGAGGCGGACGTGGCGTTCGACCTTGCCTTCGCGGCGGGCGATCGCCGCCAAGCTCGCGGCGCGGCCATGCGTGAGATCGTCGACCCAGTTGCGCGCCTTGGCGATCGCGATCAGGAGGGCCTCGCGTCGGGTCGGCGTCATCGGCGTGCTGTGAGCCGGCACATGGATGATGCCCTTGACGGCGGCCGGGATCGGGCTGGTCCACGGGATGGTGATCGTCGTGACGCGCGGGTGCCCTGGCGGATCGCTTGCATCGCCGGCGGCTTCCGGCGCTTCGGCGTCTTGGACGCATTGGCGCAGGTGCAGCTCGATGTGGTCCGGGGTCAGCGTCACCCGCTCGACGTGGCGCTCGGCAAGCTCCCGATCATCGGGCAAGGGCTGGCCGATGCCGCCGGCGGTGAGGTGGCTGCGGAGCGCCGCCATGACTAGCGCCTCGATCTCGGCGGCTGGCACGCGGCCGATCGGGCTGGCTGCATGGCGCTTGCTTTGCAGCACGGCCTGGGAGACGTAATAGCGATAGCGAACGCCTGCCTTGTTGGTGTGGCTCGGGCTCATGCGGTTGCCCCGCTCATCGAACAGGCGGCCGGTCAGGAGGGCGGCTGAACCGCGCAGCCGGCAGCGGCGCTGTATGGCCTGATCCGCAAGCCTCTCCTGCACGGCCGTGAACAGGGCCGGATCGACGATCGCCTCATGGGGGCCGCGATGGACCTCGCCACGGTAGACGACCTCCCCGAGGTAGAACCGGTTCTTGAGCAGATAGGCGAGCGCTCCCACCCCAAAGGCGCCACCGCCGATGGTGCGGCCATTGGCGAGCTGGCGTGCCTTGCTGCGGATGCCCCGCCGGCCGAGATCGTCGGCGAGCGCGCGAACGGAGCCAAGCTCCAGATACCGCGCAAAGATGGTGCGCACCGCCGCGGCTTCGTCCGGGACCACCTCGACTTTCTTGTCCAACGCCGCATAGCCGAGCGGGACCGGGCCCCCGACCCAAAGGCCCTTGCGCTTGGAGGCCGCGATCTTGTCGCGCACCCGCTCCCCGATCAGCTCGCGCTCGAACTGGGCAAAGGACAACAGCACGTTGAGCGTGAGCCGCCCCATGCTGGAGCTGGTGTCGAAGGATTGCGTCACCGACACGAAGGAGACGCCGTGGGCGTCGAAGAGCTCGATGAGCTTGGCGAAGTCCGCCAGCGAGCGGGTGAGCCGGTCGACCTTGTAGACCACCACCGTATCGATGCGGCGGCCCCGGACATCCGCCAGGAGCGCCTGCAGGGCCGGCCGTTCCAGCGAGGCGCCCGAGAGGCCGCCGTCATCATAACGATCCGCCATGAGCCGCCAGCCCTCATGGGCCTGGCTCCTGATGTAGGCTTCGCAGGCCTCGCGCTGGGCGTCGAGCGAGTTGAAGGCGAGGTCGAGATTATGCTCGGTCGACTTGCGGGTGTAGATGGCACAGCGGAATAGCTTGCTGTTGGCGCCGTTCATGCCGCCAGGTGTTGTGGTGCGCATGATGCTCACGCCCGTTTGCGCGCCGGGACGGCAGCCTTGCGTGACGCTGCCGGTTGCTTCTTGTCCTCGGCGATGCTCCGGCCACCGGCCGGCCTGGGCTGATGCCGGCCATGGTTTGGGCCAGCGGTCGATTTGTGGTTGCGCTTAGCGCCGGCACGGGTGTCATGGAGGGCGAAGAACCGGGGTCCGCTCCAGGCCGTGCCGGTGATGGCGCGGGCGATCGCCGACAGGCTCGGATAGGTCGTGCCCTGCCAGTCGAAGCCATCGCGCACCACCGTGACGGTGTGGCGTTGGCCCTGATACTCGCGAATGAGCACCGTGCCGGGCTTGAGGTGACGGCGCGGTGGCCCGGCGTGGTGGGCGAGGCCGTCCAGGAACGCCAGGCTGTCGCGATCAAGACCCCCGAAGGCCTGTTCCTGGATCCGCATCGCGATCATGCGGCCCCGGAGTTCCCGGCTCAGACCGGCAGGCGGCTTGCGGCCGAATACCGCCCGCCAGCGCCGCCCAAGCGCATCCGGCGCAAGCGCGCGGATGCGCGCGATCTCGGCCGCAATCGCGGCCAGGTCTGTCACCGACTCCCGCATCACGGCGCACTCGGCTCAGCGGCGATCCGGTAGACGCGCGCCCCGTCCGTCTTCTCCGACACAAGCTTGAGCCCGAGCTTCTTGCGCACCACCCCCGCAAAGAACCCGCGCACCGAGTGCGGCTGCCAGCCGGTGGAAGCCATGATGCCGGCGATGGTGGCCCCGCTCGGACGGCGCAGCAGGCCCAGCACCCGCGCCTGCTTCGAATTCGCTCGCGTCCGGTGACGGCCGATGATCGTGTGGGGCGCCGCCTTCGCGCGGACTTTTGCTTCCGACCGCGTCTTCGCGGTTCGCTTTCGCTTGCTCGTGGACATGCCGAAACTCCTCTCCAGTGGGGCGGCGCAACAGCGCGCCGCCACCACCCAAACCCCGCGGAGGCCCAAGGGCGCTGGCGGGGGAGAGGAGCGAGCCGGTCAGGCTCGGGCCACCATGCATGCTCCGTTCGAGCGACAAGTCGAGCGCAAAATGACGCCCGGCGAGGGATTATTTTCTTTGCGGCTACCAAAGTTCGAATCCTACCAGCCAGGCATGTTGAACAGCCCCGCTGTCGTTCTACGTCAAGCTACGTGCGCGCAACACCAGGCGAAATCCTTGCCGCAGCTGCACGTTAGTAACGCCGCAGCTCGAACGCGAACCGTCTCTGCTGCGCCATTTCGGTCAAATCGGCTGAAATTCCCCGGCAACACGGGCGGACTTTGATCCCAACGGATTCCGCAGTTCGAGTCCGACCACCCCAGCCACGCAGTACAGTCTCGTCGCCGTCATTTCCGGGCATGGAAGAACGCCTTTTCCGGCCGGGTCAGTTTCGCCTCCTATTTAGCAGCCCCCGTCAACTCGCGGGGGTTTGCGTTTTCAGGTCGAGACGTTCTCCAGTTTCGTGTCGATCGAGTTGGCGCACCGTCATGGGACGCATCTCCGGTGCGATGACGGGGCCGGTCCGAAGACAAGATCGACGAAAGCCTCGAAGAAAGTTTCCCCGCGAGCGATCTTCCAAGTTGGACAGTGGTGACGGGAATCGGATCACCAAAGTGAGGATGGCAATCTTGGGCAGCCCCTGCTGCAGGACTCAACCCCAGCGGCTTGGGCCTCGGCCTATTCGTGTTTCGCCGAGCGGTCGATGTGTTCGGCCATCGCATTGAGGTCCGGTTCACAATCCGGCGCGGGGTTGCTTTTCGATCTTGGCAAGGGGGGCACTCCCGGCAGGCGGTCTGGGCGCGCCTGCAATCCGCCGCCGAAAGACTGCTCTAAAGTCTATGCACTCATGCATGAAGTCTGATGCTCAATCGCTACCCATGACCTTCTCCACACCGCACGACTGAATTATGACAAATGAACATGAGCCACGGTTGCTCGCGCCTAATATGGCGCCTTGGCCCGGAGGCTCGCTTGGGAGACCGAGACCCAGATCTAACGATCTTCGTTGGCATCGACAGTGAAACCGATGCTCTACCCGTGGGAGAGGAACGAAAATACT